ACACCTTTTCTCATTTCAAACGCCCAAAAGTACTTAAATATAAATAAATAAATAATGTATATGCCATTTATTACTTTTATTTATAAAGTTGGAAAAAACTATAAGACATATTATGGTAAATATTGTGCTAATTATATTTCAGATGACCACGAAGGGTTAGATAACGAAGTGAAATATATATTAATAAAAGGATTAAACGAGTATAGAAAAAAAAATAATATTCAAAAATTAAAGGCAAAAATTATTATAGGTATATTATCTTTTTCATCAAACAACATTATTCCGACTTATTCAACTGATAATGAAATAAAATGTTTTGATTTTTATTGTGATTATGATAATAAAATATACATTAATGGTAAATTAATATAAAAATGGGCGTTTGAAATAAGAAAATGCTTTAAAATTATGTGGCATATAAAAGTCCTGCATTACCACCTACAAATATAACCATATTCACTCTCTCTTCCATCAAATATAGATTAAAATTATAATCATAAATACGCCACGTAGGTTTATTTATACCGACTAATTCTCCTGTATTCGGGTCGCAAATGGTTAATACTTGTGCATATGGGTCAAAAGGAGGACTAATGGTTGTAAATTCAAATTGGACATTAGTAAACCGACTCATATTCATAGCTCCAGATGGTTGTGTTTTAAAAGGAGATGTATCTAAACAAAAATTATAACAATATAAGCCTTGTGGAGCATTGCCTGCAGTTCTTACATATTTTTCCACAAAATTAAATACTCCTGCAGGTAAAATATTCTCTCTATACTGTCCATCTAAAAGTATTCCTAATGCAATAAGAATATACTGAATATTTTGTGGATTATATACCCCGCTCACATATAGTCCACTTAATGTTCCATTGGGATTAACACCAGGTCCAAGAGTTAAAGGTATGGGAGGAATAATAGGAGTATAAGGATTTGGATAATCACCATCTGTAGTTGCAGGAGTTACATCTTGAGGCATATAACTATAAGGCCAATTAGTATAATTTGACCACTGATTTCGTAAATTAACATCACTTCGCTGAAAATAGAACATCCAACTAATAACCATACCAAGAGAATCTAAATCCACTTTATTTTGTCCTGTAACATTATAAAATGGTTTCTCATATATTTGTTTAAAAATATATTTTTGTTCGTTCTTTGCAAAGAGTGTTGATTCATCATTAGAGAGAAAACAATAAGTACAATTTAAGTTAATATCCGCATTCCACTGAGTTCTTGTATCTGTATAAGATGTAAAACCTAGTGTTTCATCCGGTGGCGTTTGTAAGAATCTATAAAATTGCATATAATATTGATTAAAATTTGGCGCAACAACTGGAAAATTATTAACATAATCCTGAACATCACGAATCGTAAACCATTGATTGACTGGTCTAAATGTTACACTGATTTGAAGTTCATTGTATTGAAGTGATACTAAAGGAAATGCTTGTACAGTATTTAAGTTAAACCAAGCACCCAAAGGTATATATAATACTTGTCCTTGAATTGATGGTTGAGCTCCGGCAGGACTTGTTGTATAAAAAGCATTTGGATATGCATTTACACGTGCGCCAAAATTAGCAGGATCGTTTAATTCAGCTGTATTTCCAATCATTTCATTAAACAACGCTAGTTTTTGTCCGCTAAAATCGCGTTGAGCAGATGCTAATATGTATCTACCAGAATATTCTTGTAATTTTTGATTACCACAAGTAATAGTTATACGGTCAATAATTTGTGCACCAAGATTTTCTATCCATTGAAACTCATATGGCGCCCAATCAGTATAACCAGTCGTACCATCAGAATTCGTATATGTTTGAGGTGGAAAAATTGGTGACCATATATTAGGTAATGAAACTGAGACATAACAATCCATTAAAAGATCCGCATAACGTTTAATGGTAAAATTGAATGTAGATTCTGTTGTTAAACTCAAGGAAGGTGTACCAGTATAATCTATACGAAAATTCTGTTTACCAAAATTAGTATAATTTTTATATGTGGCTTTCCAGAATGTTTTTTGAGGATTACCATTTAATATAACATTTTGCTGTCCAGTGGCAACTAATTGCATTAATCCGCCCGCCATATCTAGTATATAATAGACCAATTTTTTAATTATTTATTTCATCATAATATAAATTTTTTATCCTTTTTTCTTAAATTAAAAATACTATAATATATTAAGTATGTCAAGTCAACCAAATGATTATTTAAGCGCTATTAATAAAATGGATGAGAGGTTCAAAAGTTATATTATTATGGGTTTTATTTTTTTAATTTTATTAATGATAATTGGTTATATGATTTATTTAAATAGATTACAAAGTGCTGAATGTGGCTATATGAATACATTATATCCAACGGTCGATGGCAATCTTAAACCGATTTCAAGTGGTGACCCTGATTGTAGGGAGAATTTGAATGATTATTACATTAAAACAGCCTATAATGCGTGCAGTGGTGGGTCTTATAAAAACGATTTTGTAGATATATGCAATTTAAAAGCGGTTATTAAACAGGGAGTAAGGTGTTTAGATTTTGAAATTTATTCTATTAGTAATAAACCAGTGGTTGCTACTAGTACAATAGATGATTATTACGTTAAAGAAACATTTAACTATGTGAATTTTTCAGATGTGATGAGTACTATTCAGAATTATGCATTTTCTGGTGGAACGTGTCCTAATCCAACAGACCCAATTATAATTCATTTAAGAATTAAAAGTAATAACCAACAAATCTACACTAATATGGCAACACTATTTAAATCTTATGATTCTGTAATGCTTGGTAAGGAATATAGTTATGAATATTCCGGTAAAAATTTAGGGAGACTACCTCTATTATCATTTCAAAACAAAATAATTTTAATAGTTGATCGTATTAATAATGCATATTTAGAAAATAAAGAATTTTTAGAATATGTAAATTTAACAAGTAATTCGATTTTTTGCAGAGCATATGATTATTATGATGTTAAAAATAATCCTGATATAAATGAATTAACAGAATACAATAAAACGGCAATGACAATTGTGTTACCTGACAATGGTGTTAACCCAACAAACCCTAGTAGTCTTTTATGTAGGTCAGCTGGATGTCAGATGATTGCTATGCGTTACCAATATGTTGATAATTTTTTGATGGAAAATACATTATTTTTTGATAGAACTAGCTATGCATTTGCATTAAAACCATATGAACTTAGATATCACCCCGTTACAATTCCTAACCCAACACCACAAAACCCAGCTTATTCATATGCTACTCGTAATGTAACAAAGGATTATTATAGTTTTAATTTTTAGATATATATTATTTGATTTTTATATAATAATTTTATTATATTATTATATGAAGCAAGAAAACAATTGTAAAGATTTAAATTTTTCAGACTGTGAATTATCTATTTTGCGTATGGCTGTTGATAAAGCTGAAAAAAAAATTGCAAAACGTGTGGTTAATTCAGATGATATAAAAAAAATAATAAAAATTGTAGAAGATTTTATTCAGCGTAAAAATTTAATATGTTATGGTGGTACAGCAATTAACAACATTTTGCCTGAACAAGATAAATTTTATAACAAAGAGGTGGAAATTCCAGATTATGATTTTTTTACTCCAAATGCACTGCAGGATGCAATAGAATTAGCTAATATATATTATAAATTAGGTTTTACAGATGTTGAAGCAAAATCTGGCCAACATCACGGAACATATAAAGTTTTTGTTAATTATATCCCAGTTGCAGATATTACACACTTACCAAAAGACATATATAATTCTTTAAAGAAAGATTCAATTCGTATTGCGGGAATTTTATATGCACCTCCTAATTTTTTAAGAATGTCAATGTACTTAGAATTATCAAGACCTGCAGGTGATACTAGTAGATGGGAAAAGGTGTTAAAACGTTTATCACTATTAAACAAAAATTATCCATTAAATGGTACAAATTGTGATAAATTAGATTTTCAAAGAAAAATGGACAATAATGCAAAAGAAGATAAAATATATGAAAATGTAAAGGATACATTAATACATCAAGGAGTTGTATTTTTTGGAGGATTCGCAAATACATTATATTCCCAATATATGCCTTCCCATCTTAAGAAAAAAATACAAAAGTTTGCGGACTTCGATGTTTTATCTAATGATCCTGAATCAACCTCACATATCATTAAGGAACGATTAAAAGATATATCTGTTAAGGATGTCAAAATTATTAAAAGACAACCAGTTGGAGAAATTATACCTCTTCATTATGAAATTAAGGTAGACAATGATACAATTGCATTTATATATAAACCAATCGCTTGTCATAGTTATAATACAATTGATATTGGTGGACAGAAAGTAAAGGTAGCTACAATAGATACAATGTTGAGTTTTTATTTAGCATTTTTGTATGCTGATAGACCATATTACAATGAATTTTTGGATAGAATTTTATGTATGTCAAAATTCTTATTTGAAGTTCAACAAAAAAACAGGTTGGCACAAAAAGGTTTATTGAGAAGATTTAGTGTTACGTGTTATGGCCATCAAGAATCAGTTGAAGAGATGCGTGCATCAAAAGCAGAGAAATTTAAAGAATTAAAAAAAAATAGAAATGACGAGGAGTTTCGTGAATGGTTTTTAAATTATAAACCAGATGATTTAAAGAATAAAAAAATATTGGATAAGGAAACCTCTGATACAGTTGAAAAAACTAAAAGGTCTAAATCATCTAATACACAATCTAAAACACTTAAACCATCTAAAGCATCTAAAACTGTTAAGGCTATTAAAAGAGATAAAACTCTTAAACAATCTAATACACTTTTAAATATTTATAATCAAAAAAATCCCAAAACAGTTAAATATCTAAATTTGTATCGTAAAAAAACCCGTAAAAATGAAATCTATTAATTCGTTATTTCAAATACAATATGTTTCTAATATTATAATAAAAATATCTTGGCTT